TTTGACCCGCGTTTAGGATCGGGTTGGCTTCGTTCCTCGAACCCATCTGGCCCGTAATCGTGCTGCCCATCGCGCTACCGTTAGGAGCGTTGACGAATTCAGGCGGGCCCTCTGGTCGCTCCGCAAAAAACTCTTCATTCGCGAGGATCCGCGCAAAATCCTGAGGGCGCTTCGCCTGCAAGAGCTGTTGCTGGAACGGGGTCATGTCCTCGAACTTCTGCTGCTGCGCGGGGTTGAGGCTATTCGTATCGATCTGGTTCGACTGGTTCCCACTCGGAATGAGTCCGAGTGAGAGCCCCTCTAGGATCTGCCGAGGAGTCGAGAACGGATTCGCTTGCTGCCCGGTGACCTGCTCGCGCAGCTCGCCCTGCGCTTGGTTGGTGGCTCTTCCTGAGTCGCCGCCTAGGATCGTGTTCACCAATCCAATCGGCAATTGGAGTGCTCGGCCTGGAACCTCGAGCAAGCGGTCTCCCGCCTGCGAAAGGAACCGGGTGAAAGGGTTGCCTTGTTCCACAGTTTGACCCTGGGACCCACGCAGGCGGTCGCTCGTCTGCAAGGCGAGAAACTGTCCAAGAGGGCTGTCTTGATCTTCAGGCAATGCCATTATCCGCCTCCACCCCCGCCGCCTGCGCCACCACCTGCGCCACCCATGGCGCCCGCTTCAACCAGGGGACCAAAATCAACCCCGCCCTGCGCGCTCTTCGAGTTGACGCCGAGTGTCGGGGCTGCCAGATTGCTGAGGAATTGCAGAGACTGTTCGATGACAGCAAATCTGCGCACCATCTCAGTATTCGCTCCGTCGATCCCGAGCTGTTCGATCAAGCGCGGAAGCGCGAGCGCTTGAATGCTGTCTCGCTGCGAGGCCAAGCGGCTATTCGTCAGCTCGACCGCAGCAAGTTGGTTCTGCCTCTCTTGCGAGGCAAGCTGAGCAGCTACGTCTGTCACCGTGTTTTGCGTGTCGCGTACCGCATTTGCGCGATCTTCCGCGAAGGCGCTTGAGCCCTGAATCTTCTGTCCGGAGCCGGTAAAGGCAGCACGATCCTGCAACTCTTGGAGTTGCGCATTCTCGATAATGGGGCGGATTGCCGCGTTGATGGCTTGCTGGAGGAAAGGGTTTCCCTCTCCCCGCAGCGTCGCGTTGAGATGATCGTCGGCCGCTTGGCCGAACCCACCCTGCCCGAAGGCGTTCGCATTGAACTGGTTCAGGGCGCCGGTTTCTTGCTCCGTAAGAGGCGCCGCAAACGGGCCATTAATCCCATTGACGTCCCCTCCGACTCGAGAGACGAGAGAGTCAGCGACGAGCCCCCGCTGATCTTTGAACTCGAAGGGGGTGAAATCTTTGGTCTTGGACGTGCTCGACCCTCCGCTGATTCCCATGGCGCGCCTCTCCCTTGGGTGTCCTCAGGGGAGACCCACTCACAGAGTATCAAAGATCCGAGCGCCCGCCCGCGCGTGTGCTTTCGGATCAGCCTCAGGTACGCCTCGTCTGAGGCCCCTGAGAGGTTCAGGAACTCGAATTCGGGGCTGCCGGACTCCTCGGCAATCCAGACCCGAATCTCGCTCAGGAGGGCATCCACAACCCCCTCCGCCCCCGCATACATGTGTTCGACACGAGGGCGGGGCCGCAAGGGCCTGTCCTCAAGCTGAGCGATGGCGAGGCCCACGAACTCAGGCCCCTGGATCGCGACCCAAACGCCCGGGTTCGGCGCTAGACCCGCGCCATCCCGGCACCACTCGAGCATCTCAAGCGGGTCGGCGTGGCCCGGGTGGGCAAAGGCCGCCTCGAACATCTTCTCCATATCCGGGAGGCTGAACGCTTCCGCGTTCCCGATCCGAACGACTCTCAGCCCAGATTCAGCCATGAAGACCCATCCGATCCCCGAAACTTCTGCCCGGCTGATCCGTCCGATACATAGATGAGCGTCCCCGGGTACGTCGCCGCCGTGGGGAGGGTCGCCACCGTGACGATGAAAAGTGGCAAAGGCGCGGTCATCGCCTCGGTCCCGTCTTTGGGAAACAGCCCGTTTACACGCTGCGAGGTCTCGGACAAAAACTGTAAGAGGGACCGGAGAAGCTCGCCCAAGAACCCCTCATGGGGGCCGCGTTCAATCACCCGTGGAAGGAGAGGATTGGGATCGAGTAGCCTCATCGCTCGGACAACTCTTCGGAGAGCACCTTGTAGCCGTCGAGCGTCCAGACCGACTCGGGATACCCCGTCACGAACGAGACGTGTCCGTACCGACCCGCGTTGCGATACGAGAGGAAACGGGACCCGGACTGATCGAGATCGAAGTTCAGGCTCTCCGGCACGGTTGGACCGTTCGCGCGCTCCTGTGTGCGGACATCGATTAGCATCTCGCCCGAGGTCGCGGATCTCTCAAGGTAAGGCTCGACCCTCCGCACGAGCCCGCGCGAATTGTTCGGCGTGAGGGGTCGCGTGGGGGTCGTGAAGTAGGAAACGAACGAAGCCTCCCCCTCGGTCCCTGTCCGAGTGTCGAGCTCGTAGATGTAGCCGTCTTGCGTTCCGAAGAGCACGAGCGGGTATTCGCTCGAAAATATCCCGTCCGAGAACGCCTGATCCAAGTCGTCGAAACCTTCGGTCGTGTAGTCGCTGAACCGGATCTGCTCGCCCGTAATATAATCGCCCGCTGCGGTTGCGGGCAGGTCGCGCTTCGTGAAGGGGACAACCCCCGCCGCAGGACGCTCGGTGTAGTGCTCGACGAACGAGGTCTCCGCGCCGTAGTCCGTCGTCCCGTCGTTGCTGTCTGACAGAAGTGGAATGACCCAATGGGTCTCCTGCTGCCCTTTCGACTGGAACACCGTCGCCTTGTCGCGGCGCGCACGGTCTACGGACGACATCAAATGATCGAATAGCTGATCGCCAAACGGCGTCAGCCGGGCCCCATCAAAACGGTACGCCTGATCGTCAGACAGAAACTCATGATAGTCGCCGTAGGAAATGATCGCGCGCGGGCCAAATATGCCGATGTCTGGTGCGATCGTGCGGATCGCAAAGACCGCAGGCGGCCCCACGAACTGCGCAATGTTGATCGTATAGTCGCCGTAGCCCACAACAACATCCCCGAGCGGGACGATCCTTTGCAGGTAGTCGATCGACTCAGCGAAAAAGAACTCGTTCGCTTCGAGCGTGGTCACGTTCTCAGGATCGCCGATCGCGGTGTTCTTGAAGCTGTAGGGCTTGTTTGCTCCGCTCTCGACGATGTTCTGAAACAGCATCATGTTTTTAAAATACGTGAGCGACTTGCATGAGAAACCGAGCCCCGTCGTATCGGTCGAGATCACGACCACCTGATCGGAGCTGCCATCCCAGGCGACTATCTCCTCGTTGTTCGTCGCGTACCAACGATCGCCCTGCGCGTAGCCGCTCTCCGATCCGATCGGTGCGTCGGGGAAGGTGTCCGCATCCCAATAGTCAAAGTCGGTCGCCGTGAAGAGCAAACGCGCCGTGTAAGGCTGCGTCGTCTGATTCGAGGTTGCGTTCGCCGTGAGCGTAATCAGGAGGTCCCCGTCGACCGTCTCGACTTCGTCCCACACGCCCCCCACGCCGCGCTCATTGGCTCCGCCCAGAAAGATTTGATCCCCTGCCTTGATCCCAGAGGTGAGCCAACCCGTCCCGACTCCGACAAGCTGATCGCTCCCCGTCGTGCAAGTGATTGTTCCGGTGTCATAGTTTGGTGTCAGATAAAGGGGGAGGCTGCTGCCTTCGTCATAGACAAAAAGGTCGGTCTTGGTGCCGAAGATCGTAATCGCAGAGCCTGGGGATAGATTGAACCTCTCAATGCCCAGAACCTGATTGCCAAGCGCCGGGGCGAAAAACTTCTTCATCCCGATCCCTTGGTTCGTCACCTTCCCATCTCGGATGCGAACGTTGTGGCAGTCTGCCATCGCTCGATCAGGGATCGTCAGCGTCGACCGCCCCAGAAAAAGACCGTAGTTCGGCGACAAAACCTCATAGGTCTGTTGATTCCGCTTCGGGAGTTCGGGGACGGTGACTAGCACTAGGCGGCCGAGATACCGATTGCGAACCAGCGGAGCGCGCTCGTCAGGGAACTAGAGGCGATGTCGAAAGTGGTCGTCGTGTGGTTGCGAGCCGCCTGTATATTGAACTGGATCTCGGGGATATAGATCGCAAAATAGCTCGTGTCGGCCATCTCCTCCTCCAGTGTGATCGTCCTATCCTCGGTCCCAGCCCCCTCCGACCCCCACTGGATACAGGTCCGAGCGATGCCAGTCGTTGTCGGGAGCTTGACCGAAAACTTGGTCGTTCCCGTATTGGATTTCTCGAAAGCACTTCGGAGTGAAGCGGGGGTGATCGCTAGGACGGAGCTAACGAGTGCAGCCGCCTCCGCCGTAGTTGCAAGCTCGATCGTCCCCGCTTTCGATTGAGTCGCCGCGCCCGCTGTGCTCGCGAAGTAGCCCAATAGCGTCGCGGGGGAGATTGCCAAGTCCGTCGCTGTGCCCGCGTCGGTCTCGGTCTGATCGGCGAAACTCGCAGGGCCTGTCGAGATATTGATCCAGTCCGGCGCGACTCGGACTTGAAAGACATGAAGCCCTGTAATGATCGAGTCGTTGAACCAGACGGAGCCATCAACCCACTCGCTAATCGCGTCGCGCGTCGCGGTGTCGCCCACGCCGAACTTGTGGCGTGCGTCGTCGGCGTCGTGCTCGACCCCAATCGCCGCCTTCACGGTCGTACGGAAGGCTCTTTCATTCCCTGGGAAGTTGGGGATCAGGTATCCATCGGAAGGGTTCAGTACATCGTAATCAAATGGCATGTGTCAGCCCCTAAGGCAGAGTCGTTTGGATTCGGCGCGCTAGGCGTCGGCTGCGGTTCCCCGCGCTGAGTTGCTGAGTTGGGTAGATCTGCCCTCCGCGTTGTCGCATTGAGTTGCGCTTAGCTTGGCCCACGATCTCATTGAACCGCGCCGCGGCGACCGCGCCCCAGAAAGCCGCCATCGGGTCGCGCATCTCCGCAAACACAAGCGACGCGGCTTTCCACGCGAGCACGTCGTCGAGATTGATCGACCAATAGTTGAAATCCGCTGCCTCCGCGAGGGTGGCGAGGCGCTTAAAGTAAGGGACCTGCACATCGTAGGCGCCGACGGTTGTCACCGACGGGCCTTCCGCATCGCCCAAGGGCCAGAACTGAATCGAGGTATCAGCTTCCTCGCGCCAGTAGCGCGGAGGACCGTCATCGTTCGTCGGAACCCCTAGCGTCTCGAAGCTCTCGTGCTCAGCCATGAACGTATACTGAGTCGAGGTCAATTGATCGAGGAAGTGAGGCGCGCCCCTCATTCCGATATAGTCCGTCGGAAGCGTATAATCCTGCGTTGGCCCAACTACTTGGAACTCGGCCGTAGCCTCTTGAACCTTGAATGCGGAGCGGTCTTCAATCGCGCGCTGCGCGCGTTGAACGTGCGTCGTGATTGCGGAGGTGACAACCGCGACATTGTCCTCGACGATACGGAGCACTTCGCTATTGATCTCGCCGAGAGTTGCCATGGTCCTGCTCCTGAAATACGAAAGGCGGCCCGAAGGACGCCTATCGTAAGGGATCGCGCCCCTGCTTAGTCTACCGCGCTTGCCCTCACTCTTCGTTCAAGTTCTTCTGCCGCGTGACCATTTCTTCGATTGCGACAACCGGAGGCAGACGCTTTGCGTAAATCTCCTTCGTGCGCTGATCCGTCACGTTCCAGAACCCGCCGCCGTGATGCGCGAGAAAGAAGTCCGCTGTCTCGCGGGGTTGACCTTTCGAGTTCTTCGCCGTGATGAGATCCTGATCCTCAGGGGCTACGCATACCCTCTGCGGGTCATCGACGACCGTTCCAAACGGGGTCGAAGGGGTCTCACCATTGAGCTCGCGGCGGACATCGTCCTCGATCTGCGCCGCTTGCTTGTACACGTCCGCCGTGGCCTCTTTGATCCGCCTTCGCAGCGTGGCTTCCTTGCGGTCTTTTTGAAGATCGTACCCCGCACTGATCGCCATCTCGTCGGTCACTTCCTGACCGCCCTCGTTCAGATAAAGGCCCGGCATATCCGCATAGGTGATGATCTTGTATCCACCCTCGCGAATTACGATGGTTACCCCCGCCTCCACATCAATTGGACGCGGCGAATAATCATACGCCTCTGCATATTCAGACACTCAAGCTCCCCCTTACGCGGTGACCTTCGTCAACGCGGCCAGTGACGTGGCGTTCGTGGTCGATCCGGGATGACCCACGACCGAGTTTCGAAGGTCGGCATCGTTCATGCCGACCATATCCACAATGGCGTAGAACCGCGCGGCGCCTGCCGTGGATCCTCCGTCCGATGTGAGTTCGATCGATTCGCCTGGATACAGAATGCGCCGGCCCGATACGGCCGAGACATCAATGTAGACGCCCAAGTTGATCGCCAGGATCGGGATCGTCATGGTGAACCCGAAAGAGCCTGTCGCGGGCGCAAGCGCCGCGCCGGTCGCCTTCTCAAGCGTAGCCGTCATCACCGTGACATCAGCGGTCGCCGCTGTCGTGATGATGCAACCGAACTGAAGGAGTCTGATCGGAGCGAAGGGGACGAGCCGCACCGTATTGGTGGAACTGATCGTGATCGTCCCCAGATCAATTTGCTGTAGTGAATGCGGGGTCATAACGACGCCCTCCTATTCCGGGTTAGCCAATCTTAAAGGGCGGCTGCCGTCCAGTGAAGGACTCGAGCCGTAGCGGCTCCATCCCATGTGAGACCTGCCTGAGTCGTACCGACCCAGCCAACATCGGTGAAGCGCCCAAGATCCTGCGGCAAGCCGCGTCGAATCTCCGGCTCATCGACCGTCGCGAGGAAGAAAGGATCGGCTCCGAACATCACCGCTTCGCCGGACACGCCGGCTGCGATCGAGTTGTCGAGTGCATCGAAATGGTTCGTCTCGATAATCCGAACCCGCTCAATCTCCGGGATCTCGCCCGTCATGAGTGGCTTGCTCGAAGTCGGGGAGAGCCAGTTGCGGTAGTTCGCATCTTCCTTGATGCCGCGAAGCGCCTTGGTCGACCCAATCAGGATATAGGACCCGTCCGCGTAGGCCGGAGCCTTGAGATCGCCCGCCAGGTAGTCTCGCATCTGGCCGACAAGCGCCACGTTGAGATTGACCGTCGGATCCGCAGGGGTGCTGGCCGTGTTCACAACCAGCGTGGTCGCGCCCGAAGCCGAGACCTTGATCGGTGTCGCCTTGAGCGCATCCGCCGCCATCTTGTCCATGGTCAGCCGAAGCTGATCGCGGAGCGCGCGTTGAATCTTGTTCTTGATATCGAAGTGACTGAGGTTCTCTTCGAACTCCGTCATCTTGACCTTGTAGCCCCACTCGGACGGACTGACCGAGATCGTATCGATCAGCGGTCGACCAGAGGGGAGCTCGGTATTCTCGTCGACCGTGCCGGCCAACGGGAGGTTATGGACGCGTGTCACCGTGACGGTGCCACCCTTCCCCTTCCCGAAGTTGGGCTCGGTGTCGGCGAACGTCATGAACTGGGAATTGGCAACCGCGGCTTCGCGGATCTTCCCTGACAACGCATGATTTCGATAGGTACCACTCGGTGCGTCGGCTACCCAGGACATGGCTTACTCCTTTTCAGATGAGACCAAATTCGGCTTGCTTCTCCGAAATGATCTCGTGCATCGTGCGAGACGAGGAATCTTCATCCTCGTCACGGTCGCGCGATTTCAGTTTGGGGGTCTTTTTCTCTCCACCAGAGAGCTCTTCTGTACGGTTGGACTCACGCCGCATCTTGTCGATGGGCGCTCCTGCAATCCGATCCATCTCTTTTTTCACGAGATCGAGCACGCCCGCGTTGCTCGAGGGGACGGAGCCGCGTGAGGCGATGTTGCCGAAGGCCACGCCCGCCAGCTCTTCACGCTCAGCATAGGACGGGTACTTCGTCTGGAACTGCTGCCAGAGGATGACGTTCCGTTCAGCGGCGCCGAGCTTCTCGGTGAAGTCGCGCTCTTGCGTCCGGAAGCGTTCGTTGATCTCGGTGTCCTGCATCCGATCTTTCTTCACGAGCCACTGCCGATAGGCGGCGGAGTCTTCAATCGGGTCAGGCATGGGTGGGAGGACATCCAGGGGAGCGTCTTGCGCAGGCGTTCGCGGATTGCGTAAGAAGCTGTCGAGCCTCTGTTGGTCTCGGTCTCGGTCGGCCTCTGCGCGCTCGCGGGCTGCGCGCTCGGTGGCGAGCTGCGCGCGCAACTGCTCGGATGACAATTCCTGCTCATCATCCGAGTCGGAGTCGTTCAAGTCCTCGTTGAACAAAAGCATCTTCTCCCTTGGGGTGCTCGGGGGTAGTTTGCTGGAATCCAGGGGGGTGTCAATCCCTCGGGACCCCTCCTATCCCACGCGGCTGCGGGTCACAAAGCGGTTTCGGCCGTTTTTCTGCTCGCTGGCTGCCTTCTCCGCTGCGTCTGACTGGGTTTCCACCTCAACCGCAATGCGGCGCGCGGCGCGCGTCCCCTCCTCGACCTGCCCTTGCAGGCGGTTCCGAAGGGCTCTCTGCGCGAGGAGCTCGATCATCAGGGTATGGCACCGCTCGGGCGTCAACTCCCCCGAATGCTGGTGCTGCTCGGCCCTCTCGATGATCTCCGCCGAGGTGTTCCACACCGCAACGTCGAGTGCGGAGAGCGCCATTTGGCTTTCCGCGCCCAGCACGCGCTTCTCATAGTCCGACCGTGCGCTCATTGCACGCCGCCCGGCAAGCCCTCAGCGACGCCCTGCGCCAAGGGGTCTTGGCCGCCCTGCGACGGGGCTGTGGGCTGGTCGAAGTTGATGACCCCAGGCGGAGCCGAGGGATCGAGTCCTCCACCCGGGGCCCCCGCGCCCGTTTGGGCTTGGGCCTGGAACTTGGCTTGAATTGCGGCCTTGGCCGCTTCGTCCTGTTGCCGAATCTTGTCCTCCGGAGAGAGTTTCAGATCCTCCGTTGCGACGCCGAAGTCCTCGAGGATCACATCGATCAGCTTCGCCACCGAATACTCCTTCATGAACTCCTGAATCAATTGCGGGTTCCCGCCGATCACGTTCAAAGCGCCCAGCAAGCCGCGCAGGCGCTTGCTGCGCTCGACCGCTCGCGTGAGGCCCGTCGCTCGGACCGTAAACGGTCGTTCGCGTAGCTCGGCGCGGGCCGTTCGGAGAATCGCCTGGTGTTCCTCCGAGAGCGCATCCCAAATCCCGTGCGCGTCCTCATCGACGTGCTGGATCGCCGTGTAGAACACGAGCTCGCCGATCGGGGCCAAGAACCCCAGATCCATATCCATTGAGATCGAGTTATTCAGCGAAGACTGGCCCCGGCTCGACTCGATCACCTCCGTCGCCGTCGTCTCGCCCGATGCGGTCTGACCCAGCGAGATATCCGACTGCGCCGCGGCCTCCTGCGCCTCTCGCTTAAACGCCTGCCAAAGCGTCACAAGGTTCCCAATCGAGCTCGCCTGCCCCATTTCGATCGGGCGAATGGCTTGCTGGCCGGGTGTTGCATCTTCTGAGCGCAGAATCGTCTGGTTCGGCGCGATGCCGTTCTGAATCTGCTCAGGGTCGTCGATCGCTTCCGGGTCGACCTCGAACGCATTCATCGAAGTCGTCGACAACGTATCCAAAATCCGGTTCGTCACGTTCTCGTGCGTCTCGACCGTCTGCCTAAACAGCTCGACATACGTCCGCCCATCGACCGACTTATTAGGCGCCTGCATCACGGGATGCCCGACGACCCAATCCTTTCCGTGCCACCACGGATTCTTCTCCGGGCCCCGGATGATCCGCTTATCATTCGCGGTCACGATCAATTGCTTCTCCCGGACCTTCTTCGTGCCCGATCCCGCGTTGTAATCAATCAGGTCAACGAGCCATTCCTTAATCAGAAGCGGCGTTCGGTTCGCCTTGGCCGTCGTGCCCGAGCCCGATGCGTCTTCCTTGTTCTCCGCCATCTCGCCATCATGGTTCGCAACCAGCTCTTCGATCGCTTCGACATCGTAAAGGGATTCGCCATCCTCATCCGTCAGCTCGGCCTTTCGCAAGAGAGTCTCTTTGTCCTCCTCCCAAAACCGCACCCGGTACAGGCCCCGTCCGGTCGGGTCCCGGTAGCACTGCCGCGGATCCACGCCCTCGACCAGCACGCGCCCATTCCGGCGATCCCACGTCACGGCCGCTTCCATCTTCATGAGCGCGCCGGTGAGCACCATATTTCCAAAGTCGTGTTCGAACGCCACGGGCTGCCCGGAGGTGTTCGTCCCCGCAAAGTCAAGCGCCAGCCGCGCCAGCCGCGTCGCGAACTCCGACTGCACGCCCGTCGGGTCGCGCAGATCCTTTATCTCGAGCCAGGATTTATCCGCCGTCAGCGCCTCGCGGTGTGTCGCGGCGAACCGCTCGACAAACGACGGCACGTAGGCCGCGACCTCGCGCGACTGCCAGGGCATCTTGTCAGCGAAATCCCGCCGCATCCAAAACGCGTGGAGATTCTCTTCCCACACCTCATGCCGTGGATTGAATCCGGTCTCGCGCGCATTCTCCGCTTCGTCGAAATACGTCGACAAGAGCTGAAGGATCTCGAACTCCTCCATATCGAGCGGCGTATCCTCGAGATCAGACAGCCCACCGGAGCGGAAATTCGGCGTCCGATCGATCGGGTCGAAGTCCTCCTCGGGGGTAGAGAACCGCGTGGCCGAAATCGGCGCGTCGAATGGCGTAGACATCTAGGGAAGCTCCCGGAACTCGCTCGGGATTCGCACCTTCCCCTCCCGCAACGAACGCTTGCCGAGCGAAGAGGTGGCCGAGCCATACTGAGCATACCCCGGGGCGCCGCGCTTCGCCCTCGACACGCTCCGCTGCTGCCCATACGGGAACAACACCCCCGCCAGATACCGCATCGTATCGCCGAAATCCGAG